CTTAACTAGCCTTATGCCAGCAAGTTTGATTCAGTCACTCCCGTGTTGGGTTCGTCAACTCAACAAATATATTATGGCACAAAAAAAGGAGGGTGTCAACCCCTCCTTTTGATTTCGTTTAAGCAGATGCTAGTTCTTTTTGGAACTTAATACCTCTATAGGTTTCTTCAACCTTTTGAGATGCTACAGCTTGCTTGCGTGTATCAGTGTCGTATGAGACACCACGGTAAGTGACTTTCGCCATGATTTTTACTCCTAAAGTAGTTGGATTT